TTGATTCCATCAAAGCAGGAAAGGTATATTCTGCAGATGAAGTCGATGCGGCACTTGCAAAGGAGTTTGGCATATGATGGATAGCTACAAGGTCGGCTATTCTGTAGATGCACTTGACGATTTACGTGAAATCTATTCGTACATTGCGAATGAACTCCTTGTTCCGGAAACTGCTACTGCTCAGCTGGGTCGCATCAGAAAAGAGGTTCGTTCATTGGATTTCATGCCAGCCCGTTATGCGTTAGTTGAATGGGAGCCTTGGCATTCAATGAAAATGCATCAGCTTCCGGTTGACAACTTTATCGTGTATTATCTGGTTGATGATGAGGAAAGGGCAGTTACAGTAGCACGAATATTCTACGGTGGCCGTGACATCGAAGGAATTATAAATTCGAATAAATAACTATGAATGGAGCTTTTGCATAAAAACAAGAGCTCCATTTTTTATATGAACAAAATTCCTCTTTCATCGTAAACAGAAGCACCTGTATTGTTTCCACAGCGGATCGCACGGTCGAGGCCCATGATGGTGGCAACAGCACCGTCTATCTTTTCTGTTGACTTTTCCTTATCCGCCTTGATGTTTCCTGCTGGATCAGTACGGATATAGATGTTATCCATCATCCAGCGAAGTACCGGATGACCGCCGTGAGCCAGCTTTTGCTCCAGCGTTAGCTTCATAAGTTCTTTTGTCGGTGGGGACATATCCTTAAATCCCTGACCAAACGGAACAACAGTAAAGCCCATGCCTTCTAAGTTCTGTACCATCTGAACAGCTCCCCAGCGGTCAAAGGCGATTTCTCGGATATTGAATCGTTCACCAAGACGTTCGATGAATTTTTCAATGTACCCGTAGTGGACAACGTTTCCTTCCGTAGTTTCCAGAAAGCCTTGACGTTCCCAAACGTCGTAAGGGACATGGTCTCGCCTTACTCGAAGGTCCAGCGTATCTTCCGGTATCCAGAAGTACGGTAGGATGCAGAACTTATCATCCTCATCTAACGGAGGAAATACTAGCACGAAAGCTGTAATATCTGTGGTGGAAGAAAGATCCAGACCACCATAGCAGACACGGCCCTCTAAGGATTTTTCATCAACTTTGAAAGAGCAGGCATCCCATTTTTCCATTGGCATCCAACGGACTGCCTGCTTGACCCACTGGTTAAGCCTTAGCTGTCTGAAGGAATTTTCTTCGCCGGGATTCTGTTTTGCAGATTCACAGGCAGCTTTGACCTTATCAATACCGACTGTGATGCCAAGAGAAGGGTTGGCTTTCTTCCAGACCTCCGGGTTGGTCCAGTCATCGGCTTCATCGGCACCATAGATGACAGGATAGAAGGTTGGATCTATCTTTCTACCTTCCAAGATGTCCTTGGCTTTCTGGTGCGTTTCATAGCAGATGCTGTTGGTATCTGTTCCGGCGGTAGTGATAAGAAAGTAAAGCGGCTGCATTCTGGCGTCGCCGGAGCCCTTGGTCATAACATCAAAGAGCTTTCGGTTGGGCTGAGTATGTAGCTCGTCGAATACGACGCCGTGAATGTTAAAACCATGCTTTGAGTAAGCCTCAGCGGATAATACCTGATAGAAGCTATTGGTCGGTTGGTAGACAATACGCTTCTGGGAAGCAAGAATTTTTACTCGTCGGTTCAGTGCATGACACATACGCACCATATCGGCAGCAACATCAAATACGATGGTTGCCTGTTGGCGGTCAGCTGCACAGCCATACACCTCTGCACGTTCTTCGCCATCACCGCAGGTAAGGAGTAGGGCAACGGCAGCAGCAAGCTCTGATTTTCCCATTTTCTTAGGAATTTCCACATAGGCAGTGTTAAACTGTCGATAACCGTTTGGCTTCAAAGTGCCAAAGATATCCCTTATAATCTGTTCCTGCCAGTCGATAAGCTCAAAGGGCTTACCGGCCCATGTGCCTTTGGTGTGGCAGAGGCATTCAATAAAATTGACTGCGTAATCTGCCATCTGTTTATTGTAGGTGGAGTCCGCAGCCATAAAGCGTGTCGGTGTGTAGTTTTCAAGTTTACGCAAATGTATGCGCCTCCTTTCGCAGAAATAAAAATAGCCGCCTGGTGGCGACGTCTATAACGAGGAACAGCCCCATCTGGGACCGTCCTGCCTGATATTTTCTTCAGGTGGTTTAGTTTAATTTGTTCAGCAGGATGCTAAGTGCAAGTTTGGCTTCTTCACATGTGGGCTCAATGTCCCAGCCTCTGTCGTAGTTGGCAATCCACTCACCATCCATCTTCAGGCTGAGTTTTGAAATCTTACCACCGTTGATACCGTAATCTTCACTTGGTTCATCAAAGTATTTCACCCAGTATTTTACGCTTTTGTATCCGCCGTTTTTCTTTGGAATACCGATTGTTCCTTCTTTCCACATGGTTTATGCCTCCTTTACCGTCATCTTGATTGCAGGGATAAGGGCGTGTTCGCCGGTCTTCCAATCCGTGTAGCGTGCCTTTACTGTGGTAAGGCCTGCCATACTGATTCCTTGCTTTTCGAAGGCTGCAAGGGTTTCGATGAGGCTTGAAAAGGTGGAGCTGATGGTAAATTCGGTGATGCCGTTGGCCCTCAAGGTCTGAGCAATTTCTTCAATGTCGTAATCCCAAATGACCTCGTTGAAGTCGATAAGCTCGTTTCCGGTTTCCTTGCTGGTTCTGTATGCCCAGAATAAGGTTGCGTTAATGCCGAGTTCTTCAAGGCTTGTGGCACTCTGCTCGATGGCTGCTTCAAATGTTCTGATTTCTTTCATGGTAGGTTCCTCCTAAAAATGTGTTTTCCCTTTCGGTAGTACTATATATCACTCTAAAAGCACATAATAGCAAGTCAATTTGAGACATATAGTACACAAATATTCCGAGAGAAAACTGTATATATAGGAGAAGTGCTAGTCATCAAGGTGAGGAATTTTTAGGATCTTATTGCCTATTGAAATTTCATAGTATGATCCACAATTTCTGCACATATTAGCCTTGGTCCAAGGACCTTCGAAGATAATATAAGTCGTGGATGTACCGTCTTCAAATGTGACTAATAAACAGTTGGTTGTTTTAACCGTCCATCCAGGATTAATATCTTCATAATATTTTATCTCTGACTCTGATATATGAGATTCAAGTATTTTATAATTCATATACATGGTTCCTTTCTTAAGCGATTTGATGCAATTTATGCAAGTGCATGCATAATAATTGGAGAATCAGATCCTGCATAGTCAAGTGCGCGTATCGTGTTATAATTGATCCATTCCTCAGCATCTGTTTCTTCAAAGCCTTCTTCTTCAATGAGCCATTTAACCATTTTATCGTAATCATAGATGGCACGACTGTCCTCTGTGACTCCGATTAAAGCATCATCGTAAGAGAAATCAGTTAAAAGTTTTATGCGACTAATATCATAATCAGCCAATTTATCAAAGCTCGTCATATATAGTGTTTCCTTTCTCTGTTAAATTATCGAAACATAAATTGTGTGTCATCATCAATCCAGAGATGCATATCATCAGCAGTTAATATTGCATGATCGGAATAAATTTCAGTGATGATTCCTTGTGTGATGCTGTCCCCATCAAATTCATGTGTTTCATAAATAGTTACTCTTCCTATATTCCAATTTCTCCAGTCTTTTCTAACGGTGTCACCATTAATACTTTTTTCTACAAAAGTTAGCAGAGCAAGTAGACGTTCTACCTTTTGATGTGCGTCAAATTCAGACACACTAATGGAATAGTAGAGAGCTTCTGAATCTGGTTCATAAAACAAACGAAAATAATTTAATGCATCGCTACGTGTTTTGAATTCGTATGTTTTGATCCTCATTTTTTCACGACATTTAAATATTACGAAGTATCGATTATTCATTTGAGACCTCCTTACAGCGATCTACACCGTAGATTATGTTGAGTCCAGATCCGTTATCCCAATCCACCATGATACTGCCGGTATCGTCGACACCGATGACAGTGCCACGTGTGCCAACTGGAGGGGCCTGTGCGTCGTCCATCTGGACAAGTTCTACACGGGTGCCAGCCGGATAAAGGCGGCGCTGGCGGGCCACCTGTTTCTTACTTGGAAATTGCATGGCCTTCACCTCCTTTGAATGCACTGTTGCCCGGAAGATATCTCATCAGGATTTTGCGGTCTGTTTTGTATTCATCGCCGATGAAGCCGAGGCGAAGAAGGAAGCAGCGGAAAGCGTAGCGTTCGTTGTCTACTGGCTTTTCAGTAGCGCTAATTCGTTTCTGATCCTTGCTCATTTTGCAAAAAGCTGCAATCAGTGTGCTGTAGGCATGGATTTCATCCGATGCAGGAAGTTCTGAGAACCAAGGAAAGGAAATGCTGTCTTCATTTAGTTCGAAGCGAAGATCATCGATGTGCAGGGCATGCTTGATGAGAAAGCCCTTGGCATCCAGAAGGTTGGTGAGGTTTTCAACATTGACATTCTCAAGTGGAATGGTAATGGTAAGTCCGGTTTCTTCTGTAGGAGCGGCTTCAGCTTCTGGTTTCTGAGCCGGGTGAAAATCTGTTTCTTTCGGGCAGTAGCCGTTTGCAACCAAGAGAGCAAGCAATTTGTCAAATTCAGCTTGGCTCATAGTGTCCGGACCTTCGATGTTTCCTTCTCGTGTCAAGAGAAGATCTCCAATCTGATAGCCGTAGGAAGGAGCTCTCAGATAAAGCGGTTTTGTGTTCTTGTACTCGCCAAGCAGAGTTGCCAGCGGCTTTCTTTCGGATTCGTTTAAAATAATGTTCATGTAGGTGTCCTCCTTTGTTTTGGTAGTACATATATCACTCTAAAGGCACATAATAGCAAGCGATATCGGAGAAAAACATCGACAAATATGTGCCTTCTGGATTGTGTACATTACCTACTTACAAAAGAGTGGCATCCTCAGCTTCCGGAGCAATTTCTTCGTAGGAATAGGTTAATCCATCACGGATGACGGAAACCTTCTCAGAGGAACCGATCTGTTCGATGTAGCGTTTGACGATAACATCGCAGAACTTTTCATCCAGCTCTATGGTGTAGCAGATACGACCGGTTTGTTCACAGGCGATGAGCGTGCTGCCGGAACCGCCAAACGGATCGAGGATCAGTGAGTTAGTCATGCTGGAATTCATAATCGGATAGGCCAGAAGAGGGATAGGCTTCATTGTCGGGTGATCACCATTTTTCTTAGGCTTATCAAATTCCCAGATGGTCGTTTCTTTTCGGCCGGTATACCACTGATGCTTGCCGGATTTTTTCCATCCAAAGAGACAAGGCTCATGCATCCATTGGTAAGGACTGCGTCCGAGGACAAGCGATTGCTTTTTCCAGATGCAGCAGCCGGAGAGATAAAAACCAGCATCTGCAAAGGCTCTGCGGAAGTTAAGACCTTCCGTATCTGCGTGAAAAACATATATAGAAGCATCATCTGCCATCGATTCGTACATGCGAGTATAGGAATCAAGTAGGAACTGATAGAAAGCGTCGTTTTCCATATTGTCGTTCTTAATCTTACCGGCGCTACCTTCATAGTTGACATTGTATGGAGGATCGGTCACGACCAGATTTGCTTTCTTTCCGTTCATCAGAAGTTCATAGGTTTCAGGCTTTGTGGAATCACCGCAGACAAGACGATGATCACCAAGGAGCCACAGGTCACCAGCCTTGGAGAAGGTTGATTTTGCAAGCTCAGCATCCACATCAAAATCGTCATCCTGTACACCTTTTTTCGTATCTTCACGGAACAGATCTTCGAGTTCTTCCGGCTCAAATCCGGTGAGGGAAACGTCAAAATCAGCACCTTGCAGGTCAGCGATGAGAAGGGCCAGCTTGTCGTTATCCCATTCGCCACTGATTTTGTTAAGAGCAACATTCAGTGCTTTCTCTTTGTCTTCATCCATTTCAACAATGACACATTCCACTTCCGTGATGCCCATGTCGATGAGGACCTTTAATCTCTGGTGGCCGCCAACGACACGAGAGGTAGTGGCATTCCAGATGACAGGTTCTACATAGCCAAACTGCTCAATGGAGCGTTTCAATTTTTCATATTCTTTATCGCCGGGCTTTAAATCTTTTCGAGGATTGTAATCGGCAGGAAGAAGCTCTGCGACATTTTTCTTTTCAATTAGCATGATGTGGCCCTCCTACGCAATAACTTTTTTAATCCCTTGAAAGCGGCATCTATATCACCAGATTTAGCCTGTCCTTTGAGCGTACTAAACTGTTGGAAGGTTAAATGCCTGCGATATTTCTTTAGCAAACTCATAAATTCCGATAAATCCATATCAATTTCCTTTCCGTGCCAGCAGGAGTCTTTCCATCACATCATCCTGTGGTGTGGCTCCATTGTATTCAGTGGCACAATTTTCTTTTACAATTTGATAGATTTCCATCCAGAGACGATTGGTCTGACTCATGAAGTTCTGACTCATGGCCACATAAGGAGACTGGATAGCATTGCCAGTGGTTGGATGTTTTGCAAGAAAGCCAAATTCAGTGATCGCTTCCTCGCATTGAATCCAACGGGCAACACTCATGGCATAGCGCTCCAGAAGCTCCGGAGAGACAAGTGCAGCGCAGCCACGTTCGTGCAGCCAGTTCCATGTTTTCTTATAAATTTCTGCAGCAACTAGCTTTTTACCGTTCTTTTGCTTTGCAGATAACATCTTGGATGGTTTGGGCATCGGCTGACCTTCTAAATCGACAGTACTTTCTGTAAAATCAATGACAGTCAACTCACGTTTGCCCGGATTTCCCTCAGCAATCCTGTCAGCTAAGGGCTTTTTCTTGGCTCCAGCGCCAATACGAGCGCCGCCACGGTTTGTACCGTCCTTAGCCATTTTTACACCTCCAGTTCAGGGGCCTATATACCCCGTTTGAAATTGCGACTTTGTGCGTGAGCCCCCACGCCCGTTCCCCGGTGACTTCACCGTAGAGAAATAGACCGCCCCTACCGGTTGTGCCAACGGTCGCCGTGTTCCGCATGAATCTTGGCATGGCAGGATTTGCAAAGTGCCATCAAGTTTTCTCTATCATGTGTTCCACCTTGTGAAAGAGGTTTTACATGGTGTATCTGCTCGGTTGTTGTGTAGACACCATTCTCAAGACACATCTCACAAAGAGGATGGGCATCAGCATAGCTGTCACGGATACGTTTCCATGCACGTCCATAGCGACGTTTGGTATTCGGGTCTCGGTCGTACTTCTCGTAGCGTTTGGCTTCCTTCTTTTCATGCTCTGGACAGAAGCGTCCATCTGTCAGATTAGGGCATCCGGGATAGGAACAGGGACGTTTTGGCTTTCTTGGCATCGTATTCCTCCTTCCGTTTGGGTATAAGAAAAGCCCTGCAGGATTGACTCCTACAAGGCTCTCTGTGATTCTCACTTTCGCTAGTATAATAATATCAGAAGAGCTTAGTGTCTTTCTATGTCATTTCATGTCCATCTTCATAGGCAACTGGAACTTTTACTTCTTCCAGAGCTTTTCCATGAAGTTTGTGGATGTAACGCAGCTCATATCCCATATCAACTGCAATCTGCTCCCATGTGATAAAGCAGAGGTAGCGCTCCTCCAATAGGGTCTGGTATTCGGTATTTCCGACCTGCTTGATAACCTCTACGATTTCTTTCTTAAGAGCTACTAGTTCCACAACATCTTTGCTTATTTCATCCTCCAGTTCGATGATGTCAAGAATGGCGGATTCCATTCGAGAGCCTTCATGGTTAGGACTCTTTGGCATATCGGAGTAGGATGGTGTGCAACGGGTAGCCAATTCATTTAAAGAGTCTATCTGCAACAGTTTGCTTTTGATTCTATTATCCAAGTAGCGTGCTTGTGATAAATATTCTTTTGCCGTCATTTATGTACCTCCGAAAATAGATTTCCCTCGGATTGGCACGGATTGTCGTATTTTGTCAAAGACTGTCATAGATTTGCTTTTACTGCATCGATAAGTGCATTCTGGGTTAGCTCTTTTTTGGAGAGAGCCTTCAGAATACGCTCATCAATGGTTCCTTTTGTGATGATGTGTTCTATCACCACGGTTCCGGAGGTTTGGCCCTGTCTCCAAAGTCGGGCGTTGGTCTGCTGATATAATTCCAGTGACCATGTCAACCCAAACCAGATAAGGGTGGAACCGCCAGCCTGTAGATTGAGTCCATGACCGGCAGATGCAGGATGAATGACTGCGACTGGGATTTTTCCGGCATTCCAGTCGGTGATGTCCTTGCTGGACTTTATCTCTCTCACATCAAAGCGCTTTTTGATTCGTGAGAGGTCGTGCTTGAACCAGTAGGCTACAAGGATGGATTTACCATTTGCGGATTCAATGATATCCTCCAGAGCATCTAGCTTTCTGTCATGAAACTCGATGATTTCACCGGTATCGGAATAAATGGCACCATTTGCAAGCTGGGACAACTTTCCGGTGAGAGAGGCAGCATTTGCTGCAGTGATTTCTCCGTCTGGGAGATCCAGCACCAGTTCCTGTTTTAATTCCTCGTACCTATTCGCTTCATCTTCAGATAAATGGACCTCATACTCGGAGGAGATAAGTTCTGGCATCTTCAGATGGTCTGTCGATTTCATGGAAATGGTGATATCGGAAATTTGACTATAGATACGTTCTTCAGCATAGGGCTGTGGTTTATAGGAATAAATGATCTGCCCATTTCTCTTATTCGGTACAAAGTAGTTGTTTTGGTACTCGGTGATGAAGCGACCGAGGCGTTTCCCTAAATCCAGCAATCGGAACTCGGCCCACAAATCCATGAGGCTGTTACTGCTTGGCGTTCCGGTCAGGCCGATGATGCGTTTGACGCTGGGTCTTACCTTCAGCAGAGATTTGAACCTTTTTGAATTGTGATTCTTGAAGGAAGAGAGCTCATCGATAACCACCATATTGTAGTCGAAGGGAAAGCCACTGGACTCGATAAGCCATTGAAGATTTTCTCTGTTGATGATTGTTATATCAGCTCCTGCCATTAAAGCGGCTTTTCGTTCTTTCGGTGTTCCGACGCAGACAGCAAAGGTCAGGTGCTTTAGATGCTGCCATTTCTTGATTTCAGCAGGCCATGTGTCTCTGGCTACTCGAAGTGGGGCGATCACAAGAATGCGATGGGCTTCAAAGCTATCAAATAGCAGATCAGCGATGGCAGTCAGGGAAATGACTGTTTTTCCAAGACCCATATCGAGCAGGACTGCAGCTATAGGATGTGTCTCAATATAGTCAATGGCATAGGCCTGATAATCATGAGGTACGAAGTTCATCAATCATTCCTCCAATCTGCTCGATGCTATCAATCACATAGACTCGAAAGCCTAAAGAGCGCAGGAGCCTGTGCCGTGCCTTTTGCAGTGGGCGTGGGGATTCACCAGGTGCCTTTAATTCTGCAAAGGCAAACTTCCCATCAGGTAATAAGATCAGGCGGTCGGGCATTCCTGCGAAAGAAGGAGACACAAACTTCGGTGCGATACCACCAGCCTTTTTTACTGCAGCTGTCAATTTCTTTTCTATCGTTTTTTCTAACATACTTGTCCTCCATCAGGCCGTTAATTTGAAGATGTGCAAGGTGTATCAATGGTATTTTCCGTACTTTTTCTTATTCATATTTTTGTAGGCCTAAGAAAAGTTTTATAAAACACCTTGATACACCTTGTCATAAGTGGCCCTAATTCATAAAATCCTCGTCTGCACCAGTGTCCTCACGTAAGCGCAGACCCTTAAAGTAACGCTTTCTGCTCATGGTAACTCGCTCAAAGCCGGCTTTCTCCAATGCAAAGTAGAAGTCAGCGGTACTGCGCACATACTCGTTGCAATCCAGAGAATAGTTGCGGTAGGCCTGATAAAGAGAAGAAGAGCTTTCTTTATAGGACGGGTCAACTTCGCATTTGTCAGAAAGGAAGTGCCCGAACCAATCGTTCTGGCTACGGTATTCATCAATGGCATTCTGCACACATTCCGGTACAGGAATCTGGTAATCCGACTCGATGACTTTTTTGGCACCTTCGATGACCCACGCCAAAATGCTACCGCCAGCATTGTCATAAAGATACTCGCTATAGTTCTTGATATCATTGCTTCCTGTAATCTTGGCGTTGAACGGGATAACAATAAGTCGTCTCCAAATACCATCATCGGATGCAGAAACACGGGGCAGATGATTAGTGTAAAGGACCAGAGTGTGGCAAGGCTTGAAGGAAAACGGATCCTTGTATTTCTTCTCCGCAAAAACATCGTCCGTGGAGCAGAGCTGTTTGACGGTAGAGTCATTCAGACGAGCACCTTCCTGCATCTCGGCAGCAATGAGGAGTCTTTTGCCTTTAACCTCAGCCATTTCAGGTTTGATATTTCTGCGGCAACCAACAGTGAGCGTATCTGCGGAGATGTTGCCGGAGTAAAGACCAAGCACTCTGGAGATAGCATTCCAGAAGGTGGACTTACCATTGCGGCCATCACCGTAGGCAATGATGAGGGCTTCCACATAAACCTTGCCGATGGCGGCAAGACCACAAATCATCTGAACATAATCGATGAGTTCCTGATTACCTTGAAAGATGAGATCGAGGCAGTCCAACCAAATTTGCTGGCCCTTATAATTCGGAGACACCGAGGTGATTTTAGTGATAAAATCTTCTGGCATATGTTCTCTTGCACCAGCCATTCCTTTACGCAGATCATAGGTTGCTGCTGGTGTACACATGGCGAAGCAGTCGGCATCAAGGTCACGTGGCGAGATCTCCAGCATCGGACGGGACTCCTTAAGTGTGGAAGTGATATTCTTGGAATCCCTGCGCTTTACAGCAAATTGTTGATATGCTTTTGCAGCGATATATTCCTGATAGGCTTCCATCTGCTCATCGTTCATCAATTGTTCTGCTTTGGCCTTAGACATGGAATCAAGCAGAGACTGTGCACCGGAGTTCTTCAGTTTACCGAGAGCTTCGAGCATATCGTTGCCAGCTTCCTTCAGCTGCCTTCTGGTAAGCTCATGAGCCACAGCTTGTGCACCCGGTTCGGATTCCTGCCAGTAATGGTCGGAATATCGGATGAAATGGGTGGCAGGAGAGTAGCGAAGCTCGCCAGAGAAGTATTTTGCCAATACCTCAGCTTGTCCTACGTCAGAATAGTCTCCGGGTTTGTAGCAGGAAGGATCGTTATATACTTCCGGGGAGATGTAGCCGTCCTGCTGAGAAAGTCTTGCATAAAAACGTTGTGCGCTGTGCCAGATAGTAGCAAGCTCAGATGCTTCCAACGGAGGCGTGCACTTTGTTGATTCTTCCATAAATGTCTGATATGCCTTGTCACAGTCACCATATTTCTTGATGACACGACCGGCAAAACGAGACATGGTGGCATTACGGCTTCCTTCTGGAATAGCAGAGTCGTCGTATTGACCATCCGGCAGATCTTCGTCAAACAGGTCCTCATCCAAAAACTCGGTCAGATTCATACGCCCCGGATAGAGGGAGACATCCGCTGTGGTTGTTCCAAAGAAAAAACGAGCTGCATCCAATGCCTGTGTATCGAAATACGGGAAAATGGAATTGACCAGCTTCTTCATATCGCTGTAAAGAGAGGCATCTGATACATATTCGATTGGAAATAGCACGTGGAACTTCGGCCTCGCAGCCTTGCCATTTTTCTCACGATTGTTGTAGCGACTATAGTGGATAGCAAAACTGACACCCGGAAAGGCCTGCATAATATCATCAGGAGTGATCCAGTCATCCGGATCTTCAGAGTGATCGTTATCGCAGTCCACAGGAAGGCAGTCGCTTCCGATGAAGTTATCGCCGTTACGGTAGCTGTTTTTATATTCGGCACAGACATAGTCGTGGCAGATTGCAGCTTTCAGGCTGTCCTCGTCTAAGATGACATGCTTGTGAGGATAGGAGCAGTTGCCGGGATTTCCGGTAACGTCTGCAGAATAAATGGTAAACATCAGTCATACACCTCCTTGGATTCATCTTCGAGAACCTTGGTAATAAATTTCAAAGCTCGAATCATGGTTTCCAACTCACAATCACCACCGAGGCAGACCTCAAAGCCATTACTGCCACAGCGAGTGGTATAGCTATGGATTTCCATATCCGTGCAAGCTGCATCCTGAATGCGGAAATAAGTGCGACCGCCATGACCGGTATCACCGCCGCAATAACCAGTAGTTCCTGCCTCGACTTCTAAGATATTGCAGCTGACTACATCTCTGCTGTAGGTTGTGATTTCAGTTCCGTCCTTTAGAATTCTTGAATTTTCTTTTACTTCGTACATGTGTTAAACCTCCATAAGATTCTCTGTGAAATAGCGCAGGCGGTAATTCTTCCACTTGGCTCGTTTGATTTCTGCTTCCATACCGGAAGAAATATGACTTCCAAAGACCCAGACCTCAGAGCATTTGCTCATGATGGCATTTCCGAAGAACAGACCAAGTTCACGTTCCTTCGGGTCACTATCATTTAAAAATTGTGGAAACAGCAGGTGTGGTGCAATGGGAATGTATCCCTGTTCCACTGCAAAGCGGCTGTACGTTCTGGCAGCAGCTACATTCTTTTCAATGTCTCCGGCAAAGGGAGAGCAGATATATACGATTGGTCTGAAAGCACGTAGTGCATGGGCCTCATTCTCAATAGAAGAAAGTGCGTCATAAGCAGTAGGATCGGGATAGCCCTCGTTGTTATATTTGCTGATCGACATGTCAAGTTCCTCCTTTCCGGATGGACATATAAAAAGGACGTCCATCTCTAATATTCAGTGGAGATGAACGTCTCTTTTGATGTATATAGAAACGAAATATTATCTCCACTACTAAATGGAGATGATTATGTCGTTTGGCCGAAAAAATCTAATCTTTTTTATAAAACGGTGTCGCATAGCCGTCGGCCCTCAGCAGCAGGCCTTTGGCCCAAGGCGGCGTGCGGCCCATTTGTTTACAAACTGCATCCAACGACATGCTGGAATCAGCTTCGATGACAACTTCATCGTGAATATGCATGACAATAGAACAGTAGCGGAGTGTCTGCATAGCGTAGCAAAGAATATCACGAGCAGTGGCCTGCACGATGTTTTCGACAAATTTTGGACCGTAGGAATCAAGACGTTCCCACTTCTTGGTGCTTCCGATGCCTTCATAGGTAATACACTGACCACCGAATTTATTCGTCCCAATCTTCGGTTTCACATATGCCAGTTTTCTTCCCGATGGGAGAGTGATAAAAAGCATACCGCTTCTGCAGGAGAAGGTAAGACCATATTGTGAGGTAGTATGTTTGAACTTTACAGCTTCCATGACGGCACGGTCCACATCCCACCAGAATTTGACGATGTTTGGGTTGGATTGTCGCCAGGCATCCACTAGCGGAGGAAGTTCATCTTCGGTAAGTCCCATATCCAGAGCACCCATTGCCTTTAGTGCACCTACAGAACCACCGTATCCAAGGGCAAGTTCTGCAATTTTACCTTTTTGACGGAGGTGACCATTGATACCGTGTTTTTCAACGGGAACCTTAAACATTTGACTTGCAGAGGCACAGTAGATGTCGCCACCTTTGGCGAAGACATCTTGACGCCATTTTTCACCGGCAAACCATGCGATGACACGAGCTTCAATAGCAGAAAAGTCAGCCACCAGGAATTGTGTACCTTCTCTTGGGATGAAAGCGGTGCGGATAAGCTGTGAGAGTGTATCCGGCACATCTTCGTAGAGGAGTTTAACGGCTTCAAAATCACCAGAGCGTACCAGTGAGCGTGCTTCTGCAAGATCTGACAGGTGGTTTTGTGGTAGATTTTGCAGTTGAATATTACGACCGGAAAATCTTCCAGTGCGGTTGGCTCCATAAAATTGGAACATGCCACGGGCACGACCATCAGCGCATACTGTTTTTTCCATTGCCTGATATTTGCGGACGGAGGATTTGGCTAACTGCTGCCTTAAGGTAAGAACTTGTGCGAGCTTTGGAGGAGCAGTTTTTAAGAGATCTGTGATAGCTTTCTTGCTAAGAGTATCCGTTTCCAGTCCATTAGCAGAAAGCCAGGCCTTCATCTGCTGAACGGAGTTTGGGTTTTCTAACTCCGTGATTTCTTTCATAGTATCTGTCAGTTCCTTTCGGGAGCGAGTATCCATCTCAATGGCAGCAGCAACAAGGTCCATATCCAAGCGGACACCTCGATCATTGATTTCTTGGTCGAGATGATATTCTTCCCAGACCTGAGCTGGTACTGGGAACTTTGCCAGTCTCTGCTGAATGCCCATTTCTGTTTCGACATCACGAATGTTGTACTTCTTGAACATGGCCCACTTGTCTGGAGCGTGGAAAAGTCGATTTCTTGTGAGTTGACCATTGGCTTTGGTAGGAGCACAAGGCTGGCAGAAGTATTTAATGAGATCCTTACCTTCTGAGAGCTTTTGCTTTTCCAATCCCAGAACAGCACCGACACCCTCCAATGAGAGCGGAAGCCCCATTGTGGCGGACCAAATCATAGAGCAACGCCAGCTTTCCGGATTCAGATATTCTCCGGTCGGATAACCTAAGAAACGAGAAAGACAGATACGTTCAAAGGTAGCATTGAAGGCCCACTTGATGACATTCTCATCCTCCAAGGCAAGAAGGATCTCTTTTGGAATTTTTTCTCCGCAGGCAAGGTCAATGACCTGAACAGGCTGACTATCTACACTGTAGGCAAAGAGTAAGATTTCAAAATCAGGTGATTCTACATAGCGATATACGCCGGTTTTCTGAAGTGGTATATCGCTGTAGGTTTCGATATCGATACTAAGTGTTTTCATGAGATTGTCCTTTCTACAAAACAGGCAACAGAGAAATCCCTGCCGCCTGCTGTGTTACTGTTTATCTTTATTGGATTTGTATTTATTGATGTCACGACGAATATGGTATACAGCATAACGAACAAGGTAAAAAATGATTTTTCCTACGTTGTAGATGATGAATCCATATACCGCCACAAAAAAGGTATAGGCGATGACGTTAGCAATAAATAGATTTAAGATTTCTGCAAATTCATTCATAGATTGTCTCCTTTTGTCAGAAAATGTGCTGGCGGCAGTGAGTCCACCGCCAGCAGGTTGATAAGTTACTTAAAGTCTTTCATGCGCTTTTCGTGGTATTCGAGGTCACGCTTGTCCTTTTCCTGCTCACGCTTTTCACGTTTATGATCGTTGATGATACTTTGAATCATGGAGATGGCAGTAGTAAGACCGACGCAAGCGAAGCAGCCGATACAAATATTTACGAGAATTGTGCTAATTGTGATTGTGTTCATAGTCTGCCACCTCCGTTAGTCAAGAAAATCATCGTCGTCATCAGTCGCAAAGTCGGATTCAGCAGATGCCTTACCGCCAAGAGGCTCGCCATCACGAATCTTCTGCAGATTGTTAAGGCCGCAGGCGATACCTTTATTGCCAGAGCTGTTGAAAGCGTAAAAACTGATGCTGGCACGACCGTAGACTCCAGAGTAAACCTCAGAACGAGTGAGGATAGGATTGCGGTCAGCGTCTACGATACCCGGTGCAGAGGTTGCATTTGCATTTACAAAGTAGCTGCCAGCGTATGCAGGATCATCCGGTCTTTCAAGATCTCCGTCACGAAGTGGCGTTTTAAGTACGGAAAGAGCAGGTACGGACTTACCATTGCCCTTGAGCTTTGCTTCACCTTCACGGTATGCAGCCTCGATAGCGGCTTTAATCTTTGCAACAGTCATTGTGTCGGACTTCGGGATAATCAGGCTGACACTATATTTCGGAGTGCCACCGTTGATGGACTTAGGTTCCCAGACGTTGGCATAGCTCCAGCGTGTGTTAGGACCAGTGATAACCTTCATTGGATTTGTCATTTTTACATTTTTACTCATTGTCATATTCCTCCATAAAATCATTTTTTGCTGTATTCATTGCCGGGCGCTTATCACTTTCCGGCACAAGAGTAGGTTTGCCTTGTGGCTTTTCAATATAGGCTGCAAGGAGTTCCGCGAAGCGAGATTTACCGAGCAGCTTTTGCATGGCAGTGATACCAAGTAACTTCTTTTCATAAGGGTCAAAGCCAGCGGCTTCGACAGTCTTTGATACTGCGTCTTCGTTGGTATATCTGCGATTAGAGCGACCTTCGACCAGTTTCCATCCAGTCCATTCTTTACCGCTGATTGCCTGCTGGAGTGCATACTCCTTAATGTCGTTGGCCCAGGAAATCAGTTCATCGACACGGGAAAGGATGACTTCGATTTCTGAATCCGTAAGCAGTGGTGGCAGTTTGAAATCGTGCTGTGCGAGTAAAAGATTGGCTTCTGCTCTGGCCCTGCATTCATGTTTTGCCTTACAGAATCCGCACCATTCACCGCACAGGAAATTTCCATCACCGGCAAAAGCGAGGTCTGCGGTAGGTTTCAGAACTTCATCGGCCCATTGATACAGGTCATCCTTGCTGACCTCATAGGTAGAAACGTTCTGACGCCTGGGTTGGTAGATGGTCATGCTGACCGTATCGATGTCATAAATATCATCGAAAAGCTCCAGAGCGCCAAGGGCGTAACACTTCATTTGTGGATTGTCTTCGGCGGAAACAAGGATTCCAAGACCGTGTTTATAGTCAATTACGTGCATAGTTCCATCGCTGATGAGAATAGCATCTGAAGTTCCGAAGCCTTGTTCTACCCAACGGGAGAAGTCTACTCGTTGCTCAATCAGAACAACTGGATCCGAGCAGATCTGCTTGGCATCTTCCAAAAGCTCCATAATAAAGCTGGCGTAACCGGTAGCACAATCTTCCATTTCGGCATTGTACCAATTGAGACTTTTGGTTGGATCAGTAGCTTTCATGCTGAGAGCTTTACGGAGCTTGTACTCACAAAGAGCGTGTGCATCGGTGCCTTCTGCAGCATAGTCGCTACCTTTATCCTCATAGGCTTCGCAGAGCCTTGCTGATGGTGGACAGTGAAGCCAACGATCAGAAGAGGATGCGGAGAGGAGAGCATGTACTTTTGGTGGCATATTAGAGCACCTCCGCTTCCCTGAGCAGGGCTTCGTAATGTTTTGGATCTACGAGTGACAGCTTGCTTGCACCATACTTTTTAAGAAGCTCTCGGATCTCAGCTGTATGTCCGGCACGGGACTTGTCGGCCAGAACAGCTCGAACCTCCTCAAGGGTCAGTGCGGGTTTCGCAGAAGCGATAGGTGCCTTTGGTTCCCCGGCAACTTTAGGTGTTCCTCCAAACTGCTGTGCGAGCCAGTCTGCTGCATCGTTAATAGCAGCGGCAGCATTTCTCAGTTCTTCGATAGTCATAGCCATATCGTTCATTTTTGACATTTGTTGTTCCTCCTTCCTCGGATTGTCTCTGTGCGGCGATGATTCTGAGATTCTTCGCCATTCTTGCGGATACCTGACTGATTGCTGTGAGGGTAGCAATTACTTCTGCGTCAGTATCGTTTCTGTTGTGAAAGGTCTGATTCACGGTGTTCACCTCGCTTTCTGTAGGTCGCTTTGTTTCGCCTTACACTACTCAATGGAGGTGAGATGGCCATTTGGCCGAAAAAACATAGAAAGTTTTTAGAAAAGAAAAATCGTCCCCTGAAAAATCAGAGGACGACCATTCATATTAGATGTAGTCTTTAAGCTCGGAACGAAGCTTCTGGAACAGCTTGTCCCTGCGATACACGAATGTATTACGAGAGAGACCCATTTCCTTGCCGCAGTCACGTTCCGATTTTCCTTCCATAATAAGCTGGCAGATAAGACGACCTTCCGGGTCCAGCTCATTCAGCTTTGCATAGAGGGCACGAAGAAGTTCTGCGTCCTCTATCATTTCTACGATAGCTACAGATTCATCCGGCATGTCATCAAGCCAGCTCTTTTCATTTCCTTCACCGTCGCTTACGGTGTTATCGAGAGAAAGCTGGTCGCCAGCCTTGGCATACGGACAGGTCATGCAGTCCATGTCGCATAAATAGCGTTTACTTGCAGGGCAGACACAACGGCCATGCTCCTGCTGACGCTTGCGATAGGAATTGATGTCACGATAGTAGTTCGTGTAGAATTCCTTGTTTACATCCACCCAGCTCTTAGATTCCTTGATGTAGATACGATACTGTTTACTCTGATTTACTTTGATTGCCATAACTTTTACCTCCGTTGGCTTCATGTGCGAAGCGGAGATAACCGTTATGGCTGCCAGTGTTTTTCATAAGATGGTCACCTCATGCGGATAACTCCGCTTCTTTCCGGTGACCAGCCGTTCGTAAGCTGGCACTCTATTGATAATGTTCTCTTGTTCATCAACTACGAACACACCACGTGGCCACGAAGATGGTGAGCTGATGACCAAGTTAGACAGTTTAATGTCATATCTGGGACTAGTGTTTTCATCGCTGCAAATGATAAAGAATTTATTTGCGTTCGTAAATTATTTATGAACGATAACTCGCAGAAGATTGAAAAACGTAAAATTTTGTGTTATACTTTTAAAGGACTTTATGCCTTGTCGCTAAATATGAATTCATTATAGAAAATTTCGATTTTTGAGGTTTGACCGCGATTGACCGTGGTTTGACCTAAAAGGTCAAAGGAGGTATGGCGTAGTGTATTTTCATGAGATAGCTGAAGAATTGAAGATATATATGGCACCATCTGAGCGTGGTGGTATTTTCGTCGTGCAGCTTATTGGAGACACATTGCGTGCCCCGATGACTGAAGAGGAAGAAAAAATGGCCTTGGATGATAAGTTCAATCCATTGGCTAATGGAATGTCCTTAAACATGCAAGACCAAATTTTTGAAGGGAAAAAGTTTATATCAAGGAATAGAGCTGGGCTCATTTGTAGTAGATATGACGGGGCCGATTTTGCAGAGGAAATCGATAATCTCTATGATGCAGATAAGGACCATTTGCAAATGTTCTTAGCAAAAAAAGGTATTTCAGTTGCAATAGAGGAACTTGGATCTGCAATGCAAGATATAATGAGTCAAATTTTTCATGGATTATCGAAGGGTATTCATGATGTGGATATTTGTCTTACAATCCATGAACCAAAACCTAGCATTAAAAATCTTGCAGAGAATCGCATTTACTTTGATGATGGAAAACTGGTTATTGATGGGGATACAATTGAGTTACCTATTAAATTGGACGAATCTCAAATATACGAGTTTGAATCTGGTTATATATCTGCACTATGTGATGCTTACGCTGAAGCGTTATCCAGAGATGAAGTTACTGTTGATGATATTCCTAATCTTCCGCTAAAATATCAAATGAACTTCTATGATCAGAGAAAAGCGTACTTGAGTGCTGAGAGCATTCAACGTTCTATTAGCGAAGTGTATGAAGATGGCGAGAACCAATTCGATATACTAAAAGAAGATGCCCTTGAAGGAATTAAAACTACATATTACGATGAGTATGACAATGGATATAGAAGATTGTTGGAAGTATTAAAAAAGATTTCTGATATTCAACTCACAAAATCAAAACTAATGCTTATTAAGAATCTGATTGGAAATTTAGAAAGGCTCGGAATAGTTCATATACTGGTGAACGATGAGACGATTAAATCGTGGGTAGACCCATATGAAGAATAAAGTGTTTAATACTACTTTTGAAAATATGCTCCGCATTCTGATTCTGATGGGCGTTCTTGTTAAGCCAGTGAATTTAGATAGGTTAACTGCATTAGACTTTATTTGTATTTATGGAAAGAAGTGCAAAGTGCTTGATAAGAATCTGCATGGAGATAATGAATTCGGGTTTGCCGAATTTACAAATAAAAGAGAAAAAATAACCGAGGCAATAAAGCTCTCGGTTAAAGATGATTATGTGATTGTAGGTAAGAGTGGCGAGGGATTGGTTTATTCTCTTAATGAAAGAGGTAGAGAAATCGTTACTAATATTCAATCACCATATAGTAAGGCTTATGTAATCGGAGCAAGAATTGTCTGTAGGAAATTTGCAAATTATACAGACGAAGCGGTTCTAAAGTACATAAGTAAATTGGCTACAGAATCGAAGGAGGTATGAGGATGCAGTCTTTTAGAATAAAACAGCTCCTAGTATCTGGAGCCGGAAAGATAGACGGAGTTATTGAATTTGATGATGGATTAAATATTATTCAGGGAAGGTCAAATACCGGTAAGACCTGGATATTAAAGTGCATTTATTATTTGTTTAGTTCTGATAAGAATCCATTCTCACCATTAACTGGATATTCCGATATTAAAGGCGTGTTTTACACAAAACGATATGGCGATATTACGATAAAGCGTAGGCTGAATGACAATCAAGCTGAAGTTATATGTGTGCATCCCGATGTGGTGAATGGAATATATGATACAAACTATAAAGGGAAAGGTCCACTATACTTAAATGATTTGTGGCTTAGAATTATAGGCCTTAACGAAACTATTAGTGTTCCTAAGAGTGCGAGATATGCCCGTGAACGGATTTCTTGGACAAATATTGCTAATGTATTCTTTGCTGATGAGGACGAGATTGACAAATCGGGTTCTTTGATTATAAAGGACTTTAATTACGAAACGGCATTGATATCATCCTTATATTTTTTGTTGACAGGTGACTATAAAAAAGGCGTAGAAGAAATTCTTAAGCCGGAGGTGGCAAATGAAAAAAAGAAAGCAGTTGTTGCTTATATAGAGGAGCAAGTTTCCGCTTTGTCAGATAAAAAAGTGAACTACATAATGCAATTAGAAGAGCTTGCTGATGTGGATGTTGATAAGCAGATGCAGGAATTAACAGAAGGTATTTCTGCACTACAACAAGAAATGTCAGAGTTGGTAGAAGATAATGCTACGGTTATAAGACAAATCTCTGAATATCAGCAAGAAGAGGCTAATTGCAAAGTTCTGATTGATAGATATAAGTCTTTGACCAGTCAGTATAAAGCGGATTTGCAACGTCTTGATTTTATTTCAAGAGGTGAAAAGGCTGTAAAAGGACTTCCTAAAAATGATATCTGCCCATTTTGTGGTGGACCTATTGATAATCATGACGAAAATTATGATGAAGCTATTCAAGCAGAAACAAAGAGAATTGTTTCAGAGTTAGCTGTTATTGTTGCGACAGAAAATAATGTACGAGAAGAACAAATTGGCATCAGCAGAAATATATCGGAGCTAACAAAACGTCGAGCTGAAATTTCAGAAGCTATTGCTGAAAAGACATTGAAGATAAATGACTATAGAACGAATCTTCAGCGTTACAGGGATTATACAAAACTACAGTCTGGTATTGATTTTGTAAATGAGCAATTGCAGGTTCTCGGTCGGAAGAAGGTATCTGAATTACACAAGAAAAAGAATCCTCCGTTGTATCATGCTAAGAAGGAGTTTGAAGAGTTAGTTGGTACTGGGTTTAATGAATTGCTTAACAAGATACTTAAAGAATGCAATTATCGTGCAGGCTATGCAAGCTGGGATTTTAAGACGTTTGATATATTGATGGATGGAGTGTCAAAAGAGGAAGATCAAGGAAAAGGCTATCGTTCTTTTTTGAATTCGGTCATTGCATTAATGCTTTATGAATACTTCAATTCAGATGATGTTTTTATTAAACCGGGTATATTGATGATTGACACGCCTCTTCTAGGCTTTGATGAAAATGAAGATGGTACTCAAGGTGCAACGTTAAAGAACGGACTGTATCAGTATTTTATTAATCATAAAGGTAACGGACAAATAATTATCGTTGATAACTTAAATGTTATGCCTGATATCGATTTGCAGGCAGCAGGTGCAAAAGTAACTACTTATTATAAAGACGAAAAAGACGGCCACGTCTACGGATTTATGCCAAGCTGGAGGAAAGACCTCCCAAAGGAGACAGAATGAAACTATCGTACAAAAAGTTATGGGTAAAACTTGTAGAATTAGATATGAAGAAAACAGAGCTTGCTAAGAAGGCAGGAATTAGTTCTGCGTCTGTAGCAAAGCTTGGTAAGGGTGCAAATATCACAACGGATGTTCTTTTGAAAATATGTGAGTATTTGAATTGCGATATCTCAGATATTGTTGAAGTTGTTCCAGATGAATCTGCGAATGACAATGCAGGTGATTAATGATAAGCCATCTATTAGAATGTTAGAGAAAGGAATTGCAAAAGATGAAAACAAAAAGCTTGCCACCCTATGCGCCTACTTTAATCGAGTCAACAAGAGCTATCGGATATTCACTTGAGGCAGCGGTGGCTGATATTATTGATAACAGTATCGCAGCAAACGCAAAAAATGTTGATATATATTTTTTCCCGATAGATGGTGCATATATTGCAATTCTCGATAATGGTAAAGGAATGACAGAGAAAGAAATCGATATTGCTATGCAATATGGAAGTAAAAATCCGACAGAAGAAAGGGATAAAAAAGATTTAGGACGTTTTGGTCTGGGATTAAAAACAGCGTCTTTATCTCAGTGTAGATGTCTGACTGTTATTTCTAAGCAAGGGGATAATTTGGAGGGACGTCAATGGGATATAGATCATGTTACAGAAGTAGGAGATTGGTCTTTAAACGTTCTTGATGAAGAAGATATTCAGCAAATACCTCAATTTGACGAACTGATAAAAAATGAATCAGGAACATTAGTAGTCTGGCAAAAATTAGATCGTCTCAAGTCTGGAGAGATTAATTTTGAACTATCGTTAGGACGTAAAATTGATAGAGTCAGAGATCATCTTTCTCTTGTTTATCACCGATATTTAGCAGGTGAATCAGGGATCACAAAACTTAAGCTGTCCATTAATGGGGAAAAAATAAAAGGAATTGACCCTTTTTTGACGGAGAAAAGTGTTCAAGCTATGGATGATGAAACATTAGTTATTCAGGGCAATAAAATATTAGTACGACCTTATATTCTTCCTCACATATCTAAGCTGACATCAGATGAAATTAAAATGCTTGGTGGGAAGGATGGACTTCGAAAACAACAAGGGTTTTATGTATACAGGAACAAAAGATTGTTGGTTTGGGGTACTTGGTTCAGAATGATGAGGCAAGGAGACTTATCAAAACTTGCCAGAATCCGTGTTGATATCCCAAACACATTAGATGATCTGTGGACTCTAGATATAAAGAAATCGTCCGCATTGCCTCCAGCAGAAGTTAGAAAGAATTTGGAGATAATTATTAATCAAATTGCTGAGCGGAGCAAAAGAACGTGGACTTTCAGAGGTAAAAAGGAAATAAGTGATACAGAAACTCACGTTTGGAACCGCATGAAAAATAAGCAAGGCGGATTTTATTATGAAGTTAATCGCGAGCATCCACTTGTGCAACAAATGATTAAAGCACATCCCGATATAGAGGTGTCATTAAATGCATTGTTGCAACAGATTGAGATGGGATTGCCTCTTAATCAATTATATGTGGATTTGAATAATGATGAGCAAATTACCAATGATAATGAGCAGTCAGATGTAGAAATAGTAAAATCACTACAGGAAATGATTACGATGTGTGCTGACAAGCAAGAAAAATGTAATTTGCTTGATGCCATTGCTTGTATTGATCCATATTCGTCACACCTTGATATAGTAGAGAAGTTTAAGGAGGAAATTTTGAAAAATGATTAATCCAAATGTTGAACAATTAGAAAGTTTAATCTCCGCAGTTGTTAACAATCTTTATAAGGAAGTTCCACCTACAGAAGATGAATTTTTGGAGAAAGCAACTTTGTTAAGAAATACAAATGCACCTATTATGCCGGTTTCAGATGATGAATTCGCAGAGATAATTTCTAGACTCAAGCAATCATTAGTCATCCAGATGGATGTAGGAGTATATATTAACGATCGTAATAACGGGCATCAGTCCTGGTTGCCTTCCAAGAGAGCAGATTTCGATTTCTTCTTTTGGAATAGATACAAGAAGTATCTGGAAGAAATTAAACATTGGAATCCAAGAGTTACAACAAATCTAGGAAAAGTTTCTGATGAAATATTAGATTTATGTGGCGATCCATCAGAAGATCATTTTGCAATAAAAGGGCTGGTGCTTGGTGACGTGCAGTCTGGTAAAACGGCTAATTACACAGCTATTTGCAATAAAGCAGCAGATACTGGTTATCGAATTATTATTGTTTTAGCTGGTATGCAGGAGAACTTACGTAAGCAAACACAAGAAAGATTAGATGCCGAATGCACCGGAAGAAAGAGCGAATATTATCTGGATCCTAAAGCTGAACAGGGTATAAAGAATCAGCCGGTCGGAGTAGGAAGATATGGAACAGATAAAAAAATCGTTGCGTTTACTTCTGTAACTAAAGATTTTGATAGCGGTATTCTGAGAAACAATAATTTGGGCATCGAAAATGTTAATTGTCCTGTTATTTTAGTGGTGAAGAAGAATAAAAGGATTTTGAATAACTTAATCAAGTGGCTGTCAGATAATAATACGCAAAATGCCGCCGGACAGATTGATCTTCCGCTTATGCTAATTGATGATGAGGCTGACAACGCATCAGTTAATACGAAAGACGAAGATTCACAGCCTGCTGCAATTAATGACTGTATCAGACGCTTATTGAATTTATTCAGTAAAACTACTTATTTAGGTATTACAGCAACGCCTTTTGCAAATATTTTTATTGATCCGGAAAAAGACGATGATCTCTTTCCAGCTGATTTTATCTATGCACTATCTGCTCCTACTAATTATATTGGCGCGGATAGGATATTTGGTGAAAATTCTGATAGCGATCACATGCTCCAAGAGATTGATATAGAAGAGTTAGAAGCGTGCTTCCCTCCGAAACATAAAAAAGACTTTGTGGTAGAAGATTTACCAGAGGATCTATATGAAGCCGCATATTATTTCTTGTTGCTAAATGCAATTCGTGACTATAGAGGTGATCTTACAGAACATAGATCTATGATGGTACATATAAGCCTTTATACCAATGTTCAAAATCAGATACAAGAAATGCTGAATGTTTGGTTAGATCAGGTAAAATCGGATGTTAGAAACTATGCTAAATTACCACTTTCTCAAAGTGAAAAAATCAGGAACATAAAAGCAATGCATGTTGTTTGGGACAAGTATCATTTGAGCGGAATTGTGGGAATAGAATGGGAAAACTTGCTTAAAAATTATTTGCATAAGGCAATTTCCCCTATTGAAGTTCGTGCGGTAAATATGAAAACTGGTGCTGCAAGCTTAGACTATTTTAATCATAAGAATGATGGTTTACGAGTGATTGCAGTAGGTGGAAATAGTATGTCTAGAGGTTTGACATTAGAGGGCCTTGGCGTAACATATTTCCATCGTAATACAAAGATGTATGATACTCTGTTGCAGATGGGGCGTTGGTTCGGATATAGACCAAACTATGGGGATGTTGCAAAGGTATGGATGACACCAGAAGCAATCGATTGGTATGGACAAATTACTAGAGCAACAGCTGAACTTAAGGAAGAAATCTCGAAAATGAGAAACGCGAATCAAACTCCTAGAGACTTTGGCCTGAAAGTTCGACAAGATCCTGGAGCATTAATCGTGACCGCGCGAAACAAAATGCGTACAGCAACTGATTTGACGTGTCCTGTTACAGTCTCTGGTAATTTACTTGAGACACCTAGATTAAAAGCATCAAAAAACATTTTGGCTTCAAATGAGACAGCATTCAAGAATTTTGTAAATTCATTGAGTAGTATTGGAGATAGATTTTTTGATGAAGAGCGTACGAGAGGACATTATTACTGGAAAAATGTTCCTGGGGATAATATTGCTCAATTATTGCTAGATTTCGAGACAAATCCATGGCATTTGAGTTTCAATGGTAGAGCACTTGCGGAATTTATAGAGAGTCATCATTGGAGCAATGGATGGGATGTAGTATTGATAAAATCTGGAACCGGTATTCCATACGATGAGCCGTTGCAGTGTGGTGAAGAAATATTAGAGATCGAAGGGACAGAAAAAAGAAAAATTTTAGCTGATAAGAAAATGATCAGTGTGAGTGGTACTAAGTTACGTGTTGGAGCTGGTGGATGCACACGAATTGGATTAACGAAAAAAGAGATTCAAGATGCGGAAGAAGCATATAGAAATATACCAGGAAATGCGAATAAGAAAAATATTCCGGACAAAGCGTATTTGATAGCCAACAGAGATCCTATTTTAATGCTACATATAATACAAGCCGATTATTCAAAGTCTGAGAATAAAGATTTACCTGAATTTTTATTCGCGTTAGGAGTGGGATTCCCTAAAACTAGTGGCTCCACTGAAACTGCAAATTATAAGGTTAACTTAATTGAGTTGCGAAATTGGGTGGACGTTTATGACAATTATGATGACGATGAGGATATGTAATGAGTGGTAAAGAAAATGAATTAAGAGAAAAGTGGAATACTATTAATTACTATTCTGGTGGAGCATTGAAATTATCTGTAAAGCATCCGCTTGAGTGGTATGTTCGATATGCAACACCGGAGCATAAGTCTGTTGTAATAGTGAGCCAAAAGGCAATTAAAAAAATAGATTCGTCAAAATGTATCGATGCTTCATGTAATCAGAGGAAGGATGGAAAATATGCAATTTCCTTTACATTGATGGATCGAAAACAGGAAGATGTTTTCATAACAATGGCAGGAGATATTATCGAGTATTCCAATGTAGAAACTGATGATATTGCATTGCTTAAAGTATTGCGCAGATATAACGCATGGTTAAAACTATTAGACCATAAAAGCAATGCGGTATTAGGTAGTAATACACAGAAAGGTCTCATTGGAGAGTTGTTGTTCCTGAAGGAACAAATAGAAAATGGAATGCTACCGTCTGTTGCTTTAGAAGGCTGGGTTGGTTCAGAAGGAGCAGATCAAGATTTTGTATATGCAGATTGTTGGCATGAGATTAAATCTACAGGTGCTTCATCTTCAGAAATATCAATTTCTTCTGTTGAGCAATTAGATAGAAATGATGAAGGAGAATTGGTTATTTATCGTATCGATAAATGTGCACCGGATCAACCAAAATCATTCACGTTATATGGATTGGTTCATGAGGTAATAGAGTTGATTTCACGACACGGCGAAAATCCAGATGAGCTAATATTAAAACTTGGCGCCGCAGGTTATATTGACATGAAAGAATATGATAAACAGCATTTTAGTGTGTCCTCAAAGCAAGTATACACTGTAAATGAATCATTTCCGCGAATACGGAGAGTTGATGTTCCGACAGAAATAACGAATGCTGTTTATCAGATAGATATCCCTAGCATAAAAAGCTGGGAAAAGTAACGAAAATGGGAGGATGTTAGCATGGATTCTACCGAATTTAAAAAAGATTTTATAGAGAGTATAAAAACTGCTGCAGCAGTTACAGGAGAAGGGTCATGTGCATCCTTTGTAGATAATATGGCGCAGTATCTAATTGATGCTGAGGCGTTATCAGATTTCACACCGTCTTTTTATAAAGGCAAAAGTGGGCGTAGTAATTATAGAGTAGACGGTTATGTATACGATGAATTCGATAATACGATGAATCTTATTATTGCGGATTTTGATGGTAATGATTTGGAACGCCGACTTACCGGAACAGCTGCGAATAAGGATTTTGGCTTGCTTATGAAATTTCTTGATGCAGCATTGACAACTAATTTATATCAAGAAATAGAGATGAGTACACCATGTGCAGACTTAGTAGATCTTTTAAGGTATAACAAAAAGGCGATTCGTAAATATCGTTTTCTTGTATTTACCGATGCAGATATGAGTGCTGCTATAAAGACCGTAGAAATTGATGACTATAATTCTATTCCGGTAGAAGGTCAGATATGGGATATTGATCGTTTGTTCAGAGTCTGTTGTTCAGAGCAAGGCCGTCAGATTATTGAGATTGACTTTAAAGAATATTGTGGTGAAGGTATTCCGTGTATAGAAGCTAGCTCAGCGTCTACAGAACAATACAGTAGCTATCTGGGAGTAATTCCTGGAACTGTTTTGGCTGATATATATGACAAGTATGGAAGTAAACTTTTGGAGGGAAATGTCAGATCATTCTTATCTACTAAAGTGGCAGTCAATAAGAAAATAAGAGGGACTATCTTGAACAATCCGCAGATGTTTTTTGCGTTTAATAACGGTATATCAGCAACTGCAATGGATGTTGAGATAGAGGATACAAACCATGGAAGATTTATCACCTTTGTTAGAGATTTTCAGATTATTAATGGTGGACAGACAACGGCCTCTATTTCAAATGCAAGATATAAAGACAAAGCAGATTTGTCATCTATTTTTGTGCAAATGAAATTGACTTCAATTGATGAATCAACACCAGAAGAGTCAGACGAGTTAATCAGAAATATTTCTAGATCATCAAACAGTCAGAATAAGGTTAGTGATGCAGACTTTTTTGCATCTCATCCATTTCATCGTCGTATGGAACAAATATCAAGACACTTATTTGCACCGGCATCTGAAGGTGCACAGTATGAAACGAAATGGTTTTATGAAAGAGCAAGAGGACAATATCTGCAAGAACAAATGCGCTTGACACCTGCAAAGAAAAAACAATTCGAGTTGCAACATCCTAAAAATAAGGTGATTAAGAAAACAGATCTTGCAAAGGTTCAGAATACATGGAGAGGATTCCCTCAGATTGTGAGTAAAGGTGCACAGACCAATTTTAATTCGTTTGCAGAGTATATAGATGAGCAATGGAATACAAATGAGGAACAGTTTAATGAGAGATATTTCCAAACTACTGCGGCGTTGATTCTCTTGTTCCAATATCTAGAGAAGACAATACCCAAACAGCCTTGGTATGAGGGTGGATATCGTGCAAATATCATATATTACACATTGGCACAATTTAGAAGATTGTTGCATAGTCAATATCAAGGACAGGAACTTGATTTGATGCTAATTTGGAATAGACAAAGTGTACCTGAACAAGTGGGTACAGTTTTAATCGCATTGGCAGAGCGGGTTCTTCTTCGAATAACTGATCCGTCAAGAAAAGTTGCAAACGTTACTCAGTGGTGTAAGAGAAATGATTGTTGGGAAGATGTGAAGAAAATCCATATTGATATTCCTGAAGATATTGAAAATTATTTAATTACTATTGATGAACAGAAGGATGCACAGAAGTCCGCTAAAAAAGAGCAGAAGGTTGTAAATGAAATTCAGGCTCAGACTACAGTAGTAAATTATCCGGTAGAAATGTGGATGCGACTATCAGAGTTTGTTGTTAGAAATCATATGGTTACACCTACAGATGTATCTGCATTGGCGATTGCATGTAAAATGCCTGCTAAAATACCAAACACTTATCAATGCAAACGCTTACTTGCATTGCTACGCAAAGCCTCCGAAGAAGGCTTTAATATTGAAGCGTAAGATGGAGGAACTATGTTTAATACAATAGACTTGTTTGCGGGTGCCGGGGGATTGAGCCTGGGATTTATGCAAACAAAAAAATTCGATATAAAAGTTGCATATGAATTTAATCCTGCTATGCAGGAGACATATAAGAAAAATCATCCTGGAGTAGCTGTATTCGGAGATGTTAGAGATGCTAATTTCGCGGAAATAAAAGAAAAATATGGCGATATTGATGTGGTAATTGGAGGACCACCTTGTCAGGGATTTTCTAATGCAAATAGGCAAAAAAATCATGCAATTAGCCAGAATAATTCTCTGGTGAAACAGTATATTAGAGCAATCTTAGAACTAAAACCCAAGGCATTTGTAATGGAAAATGTGAGTATGCTTAGATCAGATGTTCACAGGTTCTACCTATGTGAGGATGATCTAGAATTAGTGGAAAGCAATGTGATTGAAACTGCTAATACGGAGTTGGCTTTACTGGATGCGGAGTTTATGTTTGATGGAGCGATTAACATTGTGCAGTCTGAGCAAGAAATTGCTCGATATAAATGGGATGATTTTGATTATCTCGAATTGAACGTTATCTATAAAGCATCTAAGAATGCAACCAAATTTAAAGCTGTATTGGAGAAGCATAGACCACGTTTGATAAAAATATCAGAGAAGCACATCAGACCGAATGAAAATGATTTCATCATCAACGCTGATATGGTTGCGTTTAATGCAATGCTGGATTATTACGCTGGGAAAATAGAAGAATCTCAGATCAAGGCACTAATTGAACCAGCAATTATGTACCAAAGAATGATAAGTAAGGCACAGGAAATATTTGAAAACGATATTGTGGTTGATAGCTATACTGACAATAAAGGACTGATAGCCAATATACGTTCATATGCAGTTTTTGATTATTTAAAGGCAAAGCTAAAGGGGACCAACGATGATGACGGATATGCAATTTCGGCAGATGTTCTTTCAGCAACTCAGTTTGGAGCTCCGCAAAAAAGAATGCGTTTTATAGTAATGGGGATTCGTAAAGATATTACGGATGAAGTGAAACTTCCGGAAGGAAAATTTAAAGATGGTCCATATAGGACAGTTGCGGACGCGATTAAAGATTTAGAAGATGTTGAGCCAGTCTATAATGTATCTGATGATAAAAATGGCATAAAGCTACAAGTTAAAACTGATTTAAGTGATTTGGCTCAGACACTTCGCGATTCTAAGATATTACATAATCATATTATAACGAAAACGACACCAACAGCTATGGAACGTTTTAAGGCGTTAGATCAGGGACAAAATTTTCATTCATTATCTGATGAAATGAAAACAAACACTTATACAGATATTACAAGAACTCAGAATACAATTTACCTTCGTTTAAAATACGATGAGCCGTCTGGTACCGTTGTCAATGTGCGTAAATCAATGTGGGTGCATCCTACAAAAGACAGAGCAGTAAGTATAAGAGAAGCAGCTCGTTTGCAGACATTTCCAGATAGTTTTGTTTTCTGTGGAACAAAGGATAAGCAATATCAGCAAGTAGGAAACGCGGTGCCGCCTATAATGGCAAAAGCTATAGCAAAAAAATTGGCTAGCCAGCTTAATAAAGCATTATCAAAGAAATAAGGAGATACTTATGAGCCAAAGAGCATACTATTTTAATTCTATAACCAACTTTATATTAGAAGATGATGAGTCTGTTCTCGGCCAATTATTGATTAATGATGAGTTTGAGACTACCGATCTCCAAAAGATGGCTTGGAGATCGGAGATCCAAATTTTAAAGGAACAATTATTTGAATTTTCTCATGGTGACATTATTTTTGAATATACCATACCTAGAATGGGACACCGAGTAGATGTGATATGTATAATAGAAGGAATTATTTTTCTTCTAGAGTTTAAGGTGGGAGATAAAGAGTACAAGAAATCTACCACAGATCAGGTGATGGATTATGCACTGGATTTAAAATACTTTCATGATAAAAGTAGGACTAGATATCTTGTTCCGATCAATGTTTCAACAAAGGCGGTAGAGATACAGAATGAATATTATTGTATGTCGGATAATATTCATAATACTCTTTTTTGCAATGAAGAAAATATTGGCAGTACTATTCGAGAAAGTATTTCGAGAATTAATGACACGCCGTTATCTGCACTGGAGTGGATAAATTCAAGATACGTTCCTACACCGACTATCATTGAAGCTGCGCAGGCATTGTATAGAAAACATGGAGTTGAAGATATTTCTAGAAATGATGCTGGCGCAAAGAATTTAACGATAACAACAGAGGCGATTTCAAATATAATTGATCGGTGTAAGAAGAACAACGAAAAAGCTATATGTTTTGTTACAGGAGTTCCTGGTGCCGGAAAAACACTTGCTGGTTTGAACATAGCAAACGAACGTCATAATTTTAATGAAGATGAACATGCTATTTTTCTTTCAGGAAATGGGCCACTAGTTGATGTTTTGCAAAATGCGCTTGCAATAGATCGTGCGGAGAGAGAAGGCATAACTAAGAAAGTAGCTCTTCGGGAAACGAAAGCTTTTATTCAAATTATTCATAAGTTTAGAGATGAAGCTTTGACTACGGATATGGCACCAGTAGAGAAGGTAGCAATTTTTGATGAGGCTCAAAGAGCATGGAACAAAGAGTCACTCGCTGATTTTATGAAGCGGAAAAAAGGCATCCCCCAGTTTAATCAATCGGAACCTGAATTTTTGATTAGCATTATGAACCGACATAAAGATTGGGCCGTTATAGTTTGTCTTGTGGGTGGTGGACAAGAAATATATAACGGGGAAGCAGGAATTCAGGATTGGTTTGAAACTTTGGCCGATAATTATCCAGGTTGGAAGGTATATCTGTCGGATAAAATTACAGATACAGAATATGTAGGAAAATCAGATATTTCAACATTGCTACATGGACGAAAGTATCACTGCATTTCCGATCTGCATCTAGGGGTTTCGTTACGCTCGTTCAGAAGCGAAAAATTAGCTCAGTTTGTAAAACTACTGTTAGATGAAAAGGCGGAAGAGGCACAAAGTGTCAATAACGAGCTTAAACAATCATATCCGATTTTTTTGACACGGGATTTTGAAATCGCAAAAAAATGGGTGAAAGATAAGGCTCGTGGAACAGAAAGGTATGGACTTTTAGCAAGCTCAGAAGGAAAAAGATTACGAGCTGAAGGTATATGGGTTCCATCAGATATAAATCATGTAGGGTGGTTTTTAAATGGAAAAGATAATGTTGACTCATCATATTATTTAGAAGTGGCGGCGTCTGAATTTAAAGTACAAGGTTTAGAGGTAGATTATGCAATACTAGCATGGGATGCTGATTTTAGATATACGAAGGAAGGTTTTGATTATTTTAAGTTTAGAGGCACAAAATGGAATCATGTTAATCAGGAACGAAGGCAGAGATATCTAAAAAATGCCTATCGAGTTTTGTTAACTAGAGCGAGACAAGGATTGATTATTTATGTTCCTGAAGGTTCAGATGAAGATCCATCAAGAAACAAGGATTATTATGATAGGACTTATCAATATTTGAAGCGCACAGGAATGGAAGAAATATGAGGGTGATATTTTGAAAGATACAAAGTATGAAGATTTAAATAAAACATTAGCCGCAGTTGGAAAAGCTGTATTTGTAAATTTTTATTATGACTTCAAAGACTTTTCTATTTCAAAAGACGAATTGGCTAAAAAAATTCTTTCGGAGAATCCTGGGTCGAAGTCAGATAGTCAAAACTTTCGAATCCCGAGAGCAAGGCATATATTTGAATCAGGGCAGGAGAAGGAAGCATTACGTATTATTATTGAGAGCAAACGTGTGGATAAAAAAGCAATAGAAAAAGCTAAAAATATTTTGGTTAAAGAAATTATTAGAGAAGATTTTCAAACAGAGAGTGTAGAGGAACGACAATTTATCGAACATTTCAATCAAGAAATTCAATATGATACTACTCTAAAGGAAGCTCCTTTAATTGCAGAGAGAACACAATACATATATCCACGAAAACAAAGTGAGGCGAGGAGCGCTTTGAGGCGAGCACAGTATTTGTGCGAAGTGGATAATTCACATTTTGTTTTTAAACGAAGAAATAGATCTGATAATTATACAGAGCCACATCATTTGGTCCCATTATCAGCGCACCGTGATTTCCCAGGAATTGATTTGGACAGAGAGCAAAACATTGTATCACTTTGTAGTAATTGTCATAATATATTGCATTATGGTGCCTCGTATAAAGAAATATTATATGAGTTGTACATTCAAAGAAGAGAATTATTAAAACAGATAGGTATAGTAATATCCTTTGAGCAATTGGTGAGTTATTATTGAATGATAAGACATTAAAAAGAAATTTTTATTCTGAGAAAAGTTCACTAGAAAATCATACATTTTTGTATTAAAGATTATGTTTCAATTGATATAACTGTTATGGTAAAAATGTTTTAATATGAGACGATAAGAAATCAAAAGGAGGATTCCTATTTGAAAAAGAAAAAAGACGAAATAACCATCCGTTCCAGCGCTGCAGAGTACCTGACCTATGTTGCTTCTGTCGGCGACCAGCAGGACAGTATTGAGATGCGCTATGAGGATGAGAATATATGGCTGACACAGAAGATGATGGCCACATTATATGACGTGGATGTTCGTACAATTAATGAGCATATTAAGAAGATTTATTCCGACTCAGAGCTTGAGGAAGAGGCAACTATCCGGAATTTCCGGATAGTTCAAACCGAAGGTTCACGCCAGGTCACTCGTGATACGAAACATTATAATCTTCAAATGATCATTGCTGTTGGATTCAAGGTAAATAATGAACGAGCAGTGCAGTTTCGTAAGTGGACCAATGGCATCGTAAAGGACTATACCATCAAAGGCTGGGTTATGGATGATGAGCGCTTAAAAAACGGTGGTTCTGTGCTCACAACAGAATACTTTGATCGTTTGCTTGAGCAGATTCGTGAGATCCGTTTGTCTGAGCGTAGGTTCTATCAGAAGATAACGGACATCTATGCCACAGCTCTTGATTACGATCGCACAGCAAAAACGACCAAGCAGTTTTTTGCAAAGGTGCAGAACAAGATGCATTATGCAGTTCACGGCCATACGGCAGCAGAATTGATTTATGAGCGAGCAGATGCCGACAAGCCACATATGGGATTGACCACATGGGCAACAGCACCGGAAGGCAAGATTGTAAAAAGTGATGTGAGTGTTGCAAAGAATTATCTTTCAGAGCAGGAAATGCGTTCCTTAGAGCGTATCGTTTCGGCATACCTGGATCTGGCAGAGGACCGTGCAGAACGTCACATCCCGATGACGATGGAGGACTGGGCAAAGCGTCTGGACCTATTCCTGATGGCGGATGACAGAGAGGTTCTTCAGGATGCAGGCAAGATCACGGCAGAGATTGCCAAGGCAAAAGCCGAGACTGAATTTGAAAAGTATCGTGTTATTCAGGACAGATTATTTATGTCTGATTTTGATAAGTACATGCTGGAATTGGAAGAGAATGCGAAGAAGTAATAGGATCGGTTCTCTCTTTCAATGCTGGATTTTCAGGTATGATAAGGTCGAGTGCATGGGAGACAGGCCATCAATTAGGGCTAAAATAGCCGTTGACCTGTTCTTTGTAGGAAGAACGGACAAGGTTGAGACGATGGCGGGTCCTCGCAAAATTTGACTTTTATGTTTGAATCACTATAATAGTAGAAACGAATAAAAAAGTTGAACTTTTTCCGTGGACGGGCGAGGTTCAGGCAGCGATATGGATAGCAGAATGTATCAAGATATTTTTGCCACAGAATTTGTGGATATGTTTCCACGAACAAACGGAGATATTTTGGTACATACCATATTAGCCGGGACAGGTTCCTGATGACCGACATCAATCCGGACCTATCGAGCCATGTGGAGACGGTTGTTCTTTTGTCCCAACAAAAACCAGATGACACGATAGAGATCGACTTAGACCTGGACGAGCT